TCACGTTGGGCTACGTATTCGTGTATCTCGAACGTACCTCCTGCGGTAGGCTGTGAGTCTCTACGTAACTGAATGTACATAGTACCACCTGCTCCGTTAGGAATGGCAAGAGAGTCTCCGTCTAAGGCAACACCGTCTACACCGTCTACGACAGTACCTAGGTGAGCTCCTTGCTCGTACAATCTAGCTCCGTAAGTCTGTACGAGTCCTGCTAATTTTTGAATGTCTAATTTCATATCATTTTGTTTTAAGGGTTATTGGAGATGGGGATATAGGTTCCCATTCCCATTTTTAGTAGGGGTTAGTTTTTAGGTGGTCTGAGCTTACTTAAATTGTCAATACTAAAAAAATATAGAAAAGGTAGGGGGTAGATTTATTTTACCCAGACGAATGGTGTATAGATCGATGTTTAAAAAATATAATAAAAAAGATTTTATCTTATAGGGTAATTCGGAGTAAGTTTCAAACACGTAAGTATCTATGTACTAGTGAATAAGGTCCTTTTCTATTACGGTTATAGCCTGACCACTGTTACTGCTAAAGCCGTAACGCTATTACGGGTACAGCCGTAACGTTGTTATGGTTCTAGCCGTAATAGAACTATTTGTACTGTTATACAAAACACTTATGCAAGTATTATTTATCTTTTTTATAACTTTGTACTAGAAACATTTTGATAGTAACAATATAATTGTATCTTTGTACTATCATATTTGTAATTTATTTATATATTTGTATTGAAAAGAGGTTATTATAAAAAGAAGAAAGCAACTTTGAGTTTCGATTTAGATAAGTCGAGTATTCTTTTACAGTTGAACAATAGCCCTTTGAAAGTGCTTCATTATGTATTACGTGATGCCAACCCAAATGATTATTGTTGGCATTCAAATAAAACAAGTAGAGCAGTTATAATGGGGAAATTAGATATTAGTAGATCAACACTGGAGGGACATTTAAAAGTATTAAAAGAATTGGAACTATTAGCAGTTACTGAAATACGAGGAAAGTTTAGATTAAATAAAAGATTAATTACATTATGATAGTAGTAGTATATTTAGACAGTGTTGAATCAATTCTATTGAAAGCTAATGATAAGACTTTTAAAGTTCTTCATATTATACTAAATCAAATAGATGAAACTAGTGGAACGTGGTATGCTGATAAAGTACACAAGAAAGAAATTATGGATGAGTTGAATATTACGATTACAACTTTAGATAAGCATATCGCTTCTTTAAAGAATAGGAATTTAATTATTAAAAAGGAAATCAGAGGAAGATATAAACTAAATGAAGAAATCTTCTCAATTTAAATAAAGTAAAATAAAATAACATGGAAAAGGTACAAGAGAAAAAAGAATTACAAAAAGAAACGGCTACTGTGGATAAGAGAGAGGAAGCAACCGTTGCTGAACAAGCTGAACAAACTAAAGCGATTGATGCTTTACTAGAAGCTAAAAAAGCATGTATTAAAGAGATTGGTGAAATACTAGTAAAGTATAACTGTGATCTAAAAGCACAATTAACTATTAATGATGAGCGTACAGTTTCACAAGTATTTATTATAAATAAATAACATGAGGAATAAAGTAGAAATATTACGAGCATCTTTAGCAATTATCGTTGCAGGTATTAATGCTAATAATGCTAAGAAAGGAATTAATGAAATCGTTAAGTATAAACGTGACGTAATTGAAACTGATAAATTTAGAGGATGGACTTTTTCTTTTCTTATTAAAGAGCTAGGTTATCCTGAAAGAGTAATTCAAGAGTTACGTTTTATTAAACCTGCTAATATTGATAAATACAATATGGAATATAATGTATTACTAGCGGTATTCTCTTCTGGTTTTGAAACATCAGTAATGACTTGGAATGAATTAGGTAGAGCATTAAACACTGACCCTAAGTTGCAAGAAGCAGCTCGTGAGGTTTTAAGAAATAATGATGATGGAAAAGAAGATAATAACACTACCAAGTAATAACAATATTATATATCGTCAGATATTAGCATTTTTAAATTTTACATTAGGTATAAGTAATCAGGAAAGAAATGTACTAGCTGAATTGATTAAGTTGAATCACGAGTATTCTCCTTTGCCGATTAAGAAAAGAGCTAAGTTCATATTGAGTACTGATATGAGAAAGGAAATGCGTGAGGCTTTAGAGATTGAAGAAAAACAATTTAATGTTGTTGTTCACAATTTGAAGAAGAAGAAGTATTTAGGTGAGCCTATTTTGAATGATGATAACGTGATCCATCAAGGTTTATTATTTAAACCTGATGGTGATGGTTTTCAAATAGAAATTAACTTAATCAATACTGTAGTTAAAGAAACTCCAGTTAAGGAAGTTACACCAATTGTTGAAAGTACTATTGAAACAGTTGCTCCTGAAGTAGATAAGAAGTTAGCTAAGTCAGCAAATGGTACTGATGACATCATTGAAGATAATTTCAAAGATATTATTATTTCTTAATGACTAGGCAAAAAGAAATATTAGTAGCTATTGCTAAGAAGCATGGATTACAGATTGGACAAGCTGAAGAAATATGGAAACTACTTACTAATAAAGTATACGATGAGATTTCCAAACAAGATAAACTTAAGGATGGATTATATGATGAAGAGATGTTTAAAATCATTCATATAAATAATTTTGGTAAATTCATCCCTAATAAAAGAAACATTAAGCACGCTAATATGTGTTTAGAAAAAAGAAAGAAAGATAATGGCAATTGATTTTGAAAATAGTTTCTGGAAGACTTATCCTGAACTTACTATACCTAAAGCAATGAATAAGTTTTACACAGAAGATAAAACTAAAGGTAAACTTAATTCGTCTAAGGTTATGTGGGCTATTCATATGAGTGAACATCCTGAATCTAAATTCTATAACAATCCAGACAAAAGGAATATATTAGCTACATCTTGGATTAAAGATCCTAAGTTTAAATGGGATAAAATAAATGATATAATATTAGAGTATAAATCTACTGCATTAAGTCCTGCTGAAAGAGCATTGCAGAATTGGGATGATATAATGATTCTTAGAGATAAAGCAATTAAGAATTTATACAAAGATGCAATTAAAGAGAAAGATACTGATGAGTTAGTTAAGGTTGATAAGATGTTAGCTAATACTCCTAAGATGTTTGATGATTATAAAAAGATTAAACAGTCTTATGAAGAGGAGAAGACTCACAAGAAAGGAACTAAAATAGCATCTGTATCAGATGATGATGTAATATAATATGGTAAATAATAGTAATTTTAAACTTACCGAGATACCTAACTATCATCCTGATTTAGAATACTATGAACGTATTACATTTTGGGGGCAGCAGAAACGTTATTGTATTGAGGGTAAGTGGTCTGGAGGTAAATGGATGCCAGGTCCGTTGTATTACTATATCAACTTTCATAAGATACTATTTGAGGACGATAGTTCAGTTGCACAGGCAACTGGGCTTCCTTGGTTGAGAGATATTGATTGGGAACTATTCTTAATTTATGAGGAATGTAGAGGATTCTCTGGGTTCACTAACGATTCAACTCATACATGTGATAGAAAGTACGGACCTGAAAGAGATATTGCTTTACAATTAGGTCGTATCACTGAGGCACAGATTAAATCAATGACTTATGTTAATGCTAGGGATTACCTTAGAAAGAATCATGGGAAAGATTTAGGAAAACCTTTGTATAAAAATTCAGCAAAACATTTAATGAGCATACAGTCTAGAGGTGGAGGTAAATCTTATGCAACTGCAGGAATTGTAAATCATAACTTCTTATTCGATGGAGCAACTGACTATGATAATTACTTAGCAAGAAAAAAGACTAAAGATTATATAGCATCTGATACTATCATTGGAGCCATTGACACTAAATATACCGAACCTCTTATTAAGAAATGTAAGACAGCGTTCAAACATTTAGGCGGTGATTATAGAATAGGTGATGATTATTATCCTTCACCTTTAATAGTATCATATTCTGGTTCATTAGCACCTAACAGGGAATATGAATCTAAAACAGGTTCATTATTACGACATAGAACATTTAGAGATAATCCATTAGCAGCTAATTCAACAAGACCAAATCTTGTAGCACTAGATGAGGTTGGTTTCATGTATAACATTAAGGAATCTTGGGGAGCAATTGAAGCTACTCAATCTTCTAAACAAAAGAAGAATCTTGTTATCTGGGCACTAGGTACAGGGGGACTTGTATCAGGTAGAGCAGCTTTATTTGCTGAAGGAATATTTAGAAACCCTGCTGATTATAATTGTGTAGAGTTTGATGATATCTTTGAGAACCGTGGTAAAATTGGATACTTTGTTCCTTATTGGAAAACTCTTAATGAGCATAAAGTAAAGCCTAATCTTATTACTAATGAAGAGAAAGCTAGATTACAGATTGAGTACCAAAGAAAGAAAGCAAAAAAATCTACTGATCCAACAGTTTATCAAACAGAAATAATTAATGGTCCAGTAATTCCGTCAGAAGCATTCTTAGTATTAGAAGGTTCTTATTTTCCAACACTGTATTTAAAAGATCAGTTAGGTGAACTTGAAGGTGGTAAGTTTAAAAAATATTTAGAATCCTCTTTTAGAGGAAATATTAATTTTGATAAAGATGATAAGCCTGAATTTGATACACTTCAAGATAAGATGCCTATTAGAAATTATCCTTTAGGAAAACAGGAAAGAAAGGAAGGTTCTATAGAAATATGGGTGAAACCTCAATCAAATGACCAAGGTGTAATTCCACATGGTACATATATTGGAGGAATGGATGTTGTTGATAAAGCAAAGTCTACAACTAACTCATTACCATCTATATTTATAATGAATAGATATACTAGACAAATTGTTGCTGAGTATACAGGACGTACAGATGATCCAAATGATTTCTATGAAATATGTAGAAAATTATTATTATATTACAATGCTACGGGAATGTATGAGCAGAATTTACCTGGAATGTTTACTTACTTTGAGAAGCATAAATGTTTATACTTATTAGCAGATACACCTTATCAATTACGTAACTCTGATACTTATAAGACAGGGAGTAATACATCTAAGGGTATTAATGCATCTCAGAAAGTAAATTCTACAGCAAGGGATTATATTAAGTCTTGGTTACTAGAAAAAGTTTCTACTAACAGTGAGACTAGAGTATTAGAAACTATTTATTCTCCTGCATTGCTACGAGAATTAATTATGTGGAATCCACAAGGTAACTTTGACCGTGTATCTTCGTTAGGTATGGTAATGTGGCACGATGCTACTTCAAGGAACACAGTAGATAGGAGAGCTAAAGAAGTTAAAGGATTTTTAGACAATCCTTATTTCGATAAAATGAAAGTACAAAAATCACCTAATGACACACGTACATTAAAAGAAGGTCTTTTAGGATACTAATTGTAAATATTAATTTTTATACGTAAGTTTGTTATTAAAATAATTATGTTATATGGGACAAAGCTCAACTAAAATGCAAGCCTTTACTAATTTCCCTCGTCAAAAGCTGAAGGACAGTAGTAAGAATGATAATTGGTATAAAAATAATATTGACTTTGCAGAAAACATATTAATCTCAGATAGTGACTTAAGAAATAGTTTTAAGAATAAAAAAACTAATTATGATCTACGAGCAAACATTATTAATGTTAATGATTTCCAACAATACATAAACCCTGATAACTTAGACTTATCTACATTGCCTGCAAATTTTCAACACGTAGGTATTGAAAACAGTAAACTTAATTTATTAATAGGTGAGTATTCAAAAAGGAAAAAAGAATACAGAGCATATTTATCATCTAACGATCAAGAAGGTATATCTAGAAAGGAAGGTATATTAATGAAGAAGCTTAATTCCATAGTTAATGAAGCTATTACTAATTCTAATAAATCAGAAGAAGAGATTCAAAAAGATTTAAAAGATTTTAGTAAGTATACTAAGTATGACTTTCAAGACATTGCTGAGATCACAGCTAATAAAATATTAAAGAAAGAATACAAAACTCAAAATCTAGACTTCTTATTCTTACGTACTTTTGAAGATTTACTTGTAGGAGGAGAACAAATAGTATATTGTGGTGTACTCGGTGGAGAACCTGTAATGCGTAGAGTAAATACTATGAATCTTTATACGTTTGGTGGAAACACTATGAACATTGAAGATTCTGATATTATCGTAGAGTATGGTTATCAATCAGTTGGTGCTGTAATCGATGATTACTGGGACGAGTTAAAAGATAAGGATATTGATTATTTAGAAAGAGGTTCTTCTGATACCAACTTAGGATTAAATAGAGATATGGGTGTCAGTGAATACTATGGTTCTGATGATGCTTTACAAATCTTTCATCCTAACTCAACAGGAACTAGAACTTTTGCAGGAGCATTTGATACTCAAGGTAAAATAAGAGTACTTAAAGTATGCTGGAGATCAAGACGTAAGATTGGTAAACGTAAGTATTACGATGAAGACGGTGAGGAACAGTATGATTACGTAGATGAAAACTATGTACGTAACGATGAGATGGGTGAAGAGATTGAATGGAAATGGGTTAACGAATGGTTAGAAGGAACTAAGATTGGTGACGATATCTATGTAGGCATGAAGCCTGTTCCTTATTCAGGAAAATCTTTAGTAAATAAATCTAAAGGTACTCCTCCTTATGTAGGAACAGTTAATAGTACAAACGGTTATGCTGTACAATCATTAACAGACATAATGAAACCATTAACTTTTTCATATGATATCGCATACTATAAAAGAGAATTAGAAATAGCTACATATAAAGGTTCGTTTGCGGCAATTAATGCTTCAATGGTTCCGTCTGGGTGGGACCCAAAAGAGTGGATACGTTATGCAACTATTAATAAAATTGCATGGTTAGATCCAACAAATGAAATACTTAAAGGACCTGCTCAAGGTAAATCTGCAGGTGCTTATAATACGGTTACTGCAACTAGTGTACAGGTAGGTGATCCAAACGCTATTCAAATGTATACTAATTTATTAGTAGATATTGAAAACACTCTTGGTAAAGTTGCAGGTGTAACTGGAGCAAGGGAAGGACAAATACAAAATAGAGAAGCTGTAGGGAACGTTGAGCGAGAAGTTGCACAGACATCTCATATTACAGAGAAGTGGTTCACAATGGACGCTAACTTTAGAAAAAGAGCACTTACTAAGTTCTTGGAATGTTGTAAATATGCATATAAGCAAAATCCTAAGAAGGCTCAGTATCTATTAGATGATATGGGTATGGAAATGATTGATCAGTTCGATGAGTTTGTTTCATCTGAAATGGATATACATATTTCTAATTCTACAGAAGATACTCAGTTATACCAAGAAATGAAATCATTATCTCAAGCAGCTATTCAAAATGGTCAAGCTAAGATTGAAGATTTAATTGCTATTACTCAGTCTGAATCTGTACAAGAAATTGCTAGAAAACTTAAAGATTCTGCAGAGCGTATTGCTGATGAACAAAAAGAACAACAAGCGGCTCAACAAAAAGGACTTCAAGAAATGGAGCAGATGAAAGCTAAAGATAAACAAATTGATAGAGAATTTGAAGCAGGTGAAAACGAGAAAGACCGTCAGGTAAAGTATGCAGAGATTGAACAAAAAGATCGATCGTTACATACATCTGAAATGTATACTAGTGACAGAGAAGCTAGAGTTGATACAGATAAAAATGGAATAGACGATCATCTTGATATTAGAAGGACTGATGTAGATGAGAATTTTAAAAACAATCAGATACGATTAAAACAACAGTCTCAAGATGAGAAAAAGCGTTCTAACTTAGTAAATGAAGAACTTAAACAAAAACAAATAACAAGTAAAAACAAACAAAATTAAAGATAAAGCTATAGTACTATATGGAATTATAATAAAGATTATACATGTATATTATAAAAATATTTTTAATATTGTATTAATAAGACAGCAATATGAAGAATGAAGATTTATTTGAAGGTATAACGATAATGTCACCTCAAGAGATTGAGAGTAGCATGTCAAATGACCAAGTTGAAGGAGAGAGCAACGATGAAGGTGGTAACGATTCACCTGATAATTTTACAATTGACACAGTTAAAAAAACTGAAACAGATCCAATTGAAGAAGCAGAAACTGCCGCTTCAAATGATGAACCTGCAGCTAAGACTAATACTAATATGTATTCTGCAATCATTAAGGATTTAATGAGTGAAGGTATTTTTAATGATGAGGAAGATGAGGATAAGTTAAAAGCTTTATTAGAGGACGCAAGTGCAGATACTCTTAAACAGTTAATGGCTTCTCAAATAGGTTCATCTGTTGAGAGTAAACAAAATGAATGGAAAAGTAGTTTTACAGGAGCTAAGAAAAAATTCTTAGAAGTTGAAGATGCTTTTACTGATGCTGATAAGGCTGTGCAAGTAGCTCAGCAATTAGAGTTCTTTGAAAATTTAAATGAAGATGCTATATCGAAAGATACAAATCTTCAGCAAAATATATACTTTGATTATTTAAAGTCAAAGAATTTTTCTGATGAGGATGCAATAGAAACAGTACAAGATGCTATTACAACAGGAAAAATTACTGAGAAAGCTTTAAAGTATGCTCCAGTATTAAAAGAAGATTTAAGACATACAGTAGACGCTGCTAGATCTCAAAAAGAAGAAGCTATTCAAAACGAAAATACAAGACATAAAGAAAGTTTTGATAATCTTTTAAAATCTATTGAGGAAAAAGATCACTTTGTAGAAGGATTAAATATCAATAAGATAGGGAAAGAAAAATTAAAAAATAATATTACAAATACAGTATACACAGATGAAAAAGGTAAATCGTACACAAGCTTAATGTATAAGCAAATGCGAAGTCCTGCTGAGTTTGAAATGCTTATTAACTATTATGATTCAATTGGAATGTTTGATTTAACCAAAGAAGGTAGTTTTAAACCAAACATTGATAAATTAAAAAATGTTGCTAAAACAAAAGCTGTTAGTGAAATGGATAAAGTAATAGCTGCAAATAATGAAAGAGGTGTAGGTAGAGCCATGTCAGATCCTGGTTCAGATCGTACACAAGGAATATTAGATTTCCTAGAGAATGCAAGTAAGAGTAAATAAACAAATAAATAAATAAATACAAATGGGACAATTACTTCCTTTACAAAAGTATGAAGCTATTGATTATAATGGTCTGGTAACAGACAATCATTTTCATGCGCTTTATCAACAAAAGCCTGAACTTATTAGTTCTGTAATCAAGCAGATTTACAAGACTAATCTTCAAGGTAAGTTACGTGAGTTCGTTGATCGTTTTCCTGTGAAGGAAGTTGAGCAAGAGAATGGGTTTTATAACTGGATGTTGCAAGGACAACATGATAAGAATTTACCTTTGGTAGATGCTGAAACTGTTAGTGGTGCTACAATTTCTGCAGGAAACTTTCCTGCTAATGTTGGTGCAAACGGTGAACGTTTCTATTTAATTTATGATGAGCCATTATTTGAAGAGTCTAATGTACTTAGAGGAGAGAATGATGCATATCATTTATTGGTTAAGAAATCAATGGATGCTGGTTCTCGTTATAAATATGAGGTTGAATTAGTTACTTCTGATTCTAATATGACTGTTCCTTCTGAGGAATTAGCTATTGGAACTAGATGGTCTAAGTTCTATTCTTTATCTCCTTCTACTTTATCGTACCAAGGTGCTGAGCCGTATTTTACATCTCCTTGGAGAATGGAAAATCGTCCTTCTACATTACGTATGGAGTACAAGGTTGCAGGTAATACAATCAACAAAGGTAAGAATGAGCCTTTAGAGTTTGGATTTAACTACAAAGGACAAGAGGAAAAAGTTTGGATTAATCATCAAGATATGGTTGCTCATCACCAATGCGAGGAAATGTTCGCAAGAATGTTGATGTATGGTAAGCGTAACTGGACTTCTGATCATAAGTATCTTAATAAGGATGACAAGACTAAATATGCTATTGAGTCAGGTGCAGGTTTCTTTGAGCAAATCGCTCCATCAAACGTTCACTACTATAATAGCTACGATTTAGATTGGCATTTAGAGTTACTATTGGATATGGGTATTGGTAAAATTGAAAGAGGTAAGCGTACTATCCACTTGTTAACAGGTGAATTTGGAGCAATTGAAATCTCTAAGCAGATTCAAGCTAAGCGTGGAACTCAGAATATTACTGTAATTCAGGATAAGTATTTAGATTCTAATTCTAAGCCAGGTAACCTTGGAGGAATGAATACTAAAGCTACAATGGAGCCTCAGTACAATGAGTACTCTTGGTACAATGGTGTACATATTAAAGTTGAGATTCTTGATTTCTTCGATGATGATGTATATTTCCCAGCTCGTCATCCAGATGGATTAGGTGGAGTTGAGTCTCATAGAATTTTAGCACTTGACTACGGTGAAGATGCAGGAATTTACAGAGTGAAGCCAAAAGGAGTTCCTGATTACAATTGGGCATATATCCCTGGTATGAGAGATCCTTTCTCTGCAGGTGGTAAGAAAGCACCTAAGTTAGTAGCTTCTCCAATTGACGGATACGAAGTTCACTTACAGAAATGGGGTGGTCTTATGATCGAAGATCCAACTAAAGTAGTTGATTTAAGATTGAATGTATCTAGATAAGATAAAAGATAAATAGAATATAATCCCTCTGCTACGGCAGGGGGATTTATTAATAACAGAGAGAAAAACAAAAAAATTAAATTATGGACAGCGTAGTAAAAGAAAAGAAGAAAACCGAAATTGTTTACGGTACATTCTTAGAAGATAGAGTAGTAGATGTAAAACCTATTGAATCTTCTGGTAAATGGTCAACATTATTAGTAAAGGGTCAAGAGATGAAGAAAGATCCTTTTATTTATAATAAAGTAAAGAAGAGTTTTCAAACTCCATTGAATAACGAAAGAAATGGAGGAGGAGTAGTAGTTCTTTTAGATAATAATAAAAGAGTATATATTCAGAAGTATATTGCAGACTTTCCTAACGGAATGACTGAGCAAGAGTTCTTTGAAAAAGAGTTAGGTGAAGATTTAAATCCTTATAACGATTTAAAAACTAATTTCTGGAGAAAAAGTAAGAAGGGAAGAGTTAGTTTAACTAAAAAAGGACTATCTTTAAACCTGAATAGAATAATGGATATGTTGAAATATAAAATCCTACTTTCTAATACAATGTATATTGCACCATCTTACGATGATCGTAAGTTAAAAGCAACTTATGAATTTATGATTGTAACAGAAGGTAAGTTAGTTTCACGTAAAGTTGAAGAGGCTACATTGAAAGCTGGAGCATACGTTAAGTACGCTGAGATTACTAGTAGTAAGTCTTCAATGGTTGGATTTATTAAGTCGTTAGGTAGAGCTATTCCAATTAATCATAATGATGATTGGTTAAAGGGAGAAGTACTTACGGTAATGGAGAATAACACTAAGCACTTTTTAGCTCTTGTGAATGATCCTAACTATAAATCTAAAATCTTTATTCAAGATGCTGTTGAAGCAGGTGCAATAAAAAGAATGAATGATAAACGTTATGTTTCAGATTCAGGAATTGAATTAGGTGATGTAAATTCAGTAGTTAATTATCTTAATGATGTTGAAAATCAAGAAGTAAAAGCTAGAATTAAATCACGAGTAGAAATGTTTAAGAAAAAATAAGTAATGACCGCAAATGAAATGGGTGTTTTATTGGAGCTTAAGCTGGACAGAAGTTCAAGCTTTGGTTCTCCAGGTTACGAAGACTTTGAATTAACAAGTGTTCTAACTGAAGCCGAATATTTATTTGTGAAAAAATTTATTGATAGAAAGAATAACCGTAAAGGTGAAAGTTTTGAAGAAACAGAAGTTAGAAATCAGGGGCTTAGTGCGCTTATTAAAAGAGGCGCTACGCTACCTGTTTCTTCTGATCAAACTGGTACTTTAACTAACGGAAAATTCTACGATTTACCTGAGTTCTTTATGTATACTATTTTAGAAGAGGCTGGTATTGATAAAACAGATTGCGATGATAATAATATCATTGCTGATATAAGAGTAATTGGACACGATGAAGTATCAAGGTTTAAAAGGAACAAATATAAAAAGCCTTACTTTAAACCTTATGATGAAGCATTAGTGTGGCGATTAGTATTCTCAAGAGAGATAGATGGATATCTAGATATTTCTACAAGAACTAGTAAACGTCACCAATTAGTTACAGATGGTACCTTTGATGTATCGAATTATAGTATTAACTATCTTCGTTCACCAAAAGGAATAATAGTAGATTCAAATGTTGTTGGTAATCAACGTAACTCTATTTTAGATGACTCTACTCATGATACAATTGTAGATATTGCAGTTAGTTTAATGTTAGAAAGAGTAAAAGAAAAAGAATTAGTAAATATAGAAGGATTTAAGGATTTAGAATAATAATAACAAATAGTATAAATTTAACAAAACAAAAATGTTAAGAAAAGCAGACAACAAGTTTTTTGCAGCAATAGCTGAGGGAACGCAAACAAAAACAGCATTAGATACTGCAGTAGCAGTCGGTGCAAAAGTATCAAGTGCTAACCTACCAGTAGGAGCAGTAGTAGTAACTAATTTAGGATTGATTAGATTAGATTCAACTGCATTAGGTTTATTAGGACCTACTGATCAGTTTATCATTGTACAAGGTAAAGGAGCAACTATGCCTTTATTGAAGTCAGAAGTATTGACTAAAGGTAGTATTGGAATTACTAAGCATAAGCATGAGGCTGCTGTTCAGCAGATTACTGCAATTGGTTATGCTGGTTCTGGTACAGGTGCTTTACCATCAGCAGATGATACATCGTATTTTATTAAAGTTCGTAAGAATGATAATGATGCGGCAAACAGAAGTCAACCTTCTAGTTTATTTGGACAGTTTAAAACTGGTAGTGCTACAACTCAAGAAAGTTTAGCTCTTGGATTAAGTACAAACTTAGTTAAGAACTTTTCTATTCAGCCAGCAAACAACTACATCGGTGTAGGAATTCTTATGGATGAAGCAGGAGTTGTTGCAACAGGAACAACAACAGTATTTGGAGCAGTTAATGGTTCAACTGAAATTGCTATTAACGGTACTCTTACTAACGTTGTAGTTGGTGATTATATTCGTTTTGCAGTAGGTACTACAGTTGAAATATACAAAGTAGCTGCTTATACTGCAAGTGTATCTATCGTTTTAGAAACACCTTACGTAGGAGCTACTAATGCTGCATTAGCAATAGCTGTTTCAAGAGTAGTCGTAAACGCTACAGCAATCGCTGCAGAATTTGGAATTACACTTACAGGTAAAGTAGCTGATTTTGATGTAGCTGCATTTAGAGATTACTATGCAAATAGATTTACTGCATCTTTCTCTGATGAGTCTACTACAATAACTCCTTTACAAGGTGCAAGAAATGGTACAGGTGTATGGCAAAAAGTTGCTATGGATGAGTACATGACTTATGGTTTTGAAGGACAGAACGGTATGATTGGTGTTCCTCCAATGGCTAGAGACCAAGATGTTGTTAAGGGTGCTAAATATTCTGCAATTGAAATCGTATGGACAGAAACTATTGGAACTTTAGTTACCTCTCATGGTGCTAAAGGATCGGTATTAGTTTACTGTGGATTAGATACAGCAAGTCAGTTACCTGCAACTACAGCAGCAGGAGATGTTGCAAATGTGTTAGGTTCTATCGCATTGCCAACATTTATATCAACTAGCTTGAACGAGTAAGAAATTGTTTTCTCTCTCGAAAACTCAGTAGCCTGTCACAACATTGCTGTCAGTGATGGGCTACTTTTTTTTTAGTTTATATCCTAAATTTTTATTATTTTTGAATAATTAATTTAATAGTTCATATCTATGTCATTAGTACCCAAAATAAAAGTATGTGTTTCTAATAAATGTGACAAGGTTGACATTTATGAACAAACAGGACCTTATCATGCTACAACTAATGTAGAGGGATGGGTCAACAGTGGTACCGTTACTGGTAACATTGATACATCTGAAATAATAACGTCAGATTTAAAAATCTACGATTTTAATCAAAATACTTTATATGATACTTATGTATTATATAATGGTATAATAGATGTGTATTCAGGAGTAGCAGGTTCACCTCTACCTTCTGAATTTTTAGCTTTATCTCAAGTAGCCTGGTTACAGGCAGATGGAGTATACAAATTAGTATATACCGTAACGAGTGCAGCTAATATATTTACTAATGAGAATCAGTATATATTAAATACATGCAATATAAAAAATTGCATCCTTGGTCTAAAGGCTAAAACTATTACTGAATGTGATAGTGATACTTTAGAAAAAATAAAAGATAAAATAAATCAATTAGAAATACTACTATACGGTATTAATTCTGCATTTTCTTGTTTGAACATAGATAAAGTAACTGAGTTACTCGGTTTTGCTAAAACTATATGTGATAACTTATGTGACTGTGGATGCGGTGACTGTTAAAAAACTATTATTATGAGCGAAGGATGCTGTGACACAATAACCTTATTTAAAGGTGAAGACGGAAGAA